TCAAGTTCTTTCTCAACTAATAATTCTGCTGCATCACTCATTGCTTGTTGATGATCATTGAAACTACTCATTTCCATTAACTCCATTCAATAACTTCATCTAAGATTGCTTTTCGTATTTGATCAGGTGTTACGTTTAGTCGCCTGAACATTCCTTCTATTACTTCAGCCTTTATGTTCTTGGTATGGTTCCAACTATTCATCTGCCCATTAAATGCTATGAAGTGTTTGAACTCTTCAGCTACATTCTCTGGCCTAGTGTGGTGACATACATAATGTAATTCAGGTATGTCTTTCGCCCATTCAGGCAACATATCAAAGTACTCACCTCTACCATGCCAAGACTCTTCTTGATCTTCCCAATCATCTTCAGGTATATCTTTCGTTGGTATTAACTTCTTCATCTCCATTCTCCTTCATAAGCTGCTAATAACAGTCCGATGCTACAAGTTAATGTTCCTATTAATGCTGTGCCGTATCCCTTGATCTCTAAGATCTCAGTTACTGGTCGATCAGCTACGAACATGACTGTTATCATTGATATGAACATAGCCATGCTTAGTATGCTTGTAGATAATGCTAAGATTCTCATGCTGCGCTCCTCTTCTTTGATGCTTCTTCAATTTCTTGTGCGATGCTATCATCTTTTATGTAGACGATAGCCATTCCATCGATGCGTGTTAGGACACGAATAGTTCCTATATCTCTTAGAGTATTTAATACTCCTTCATTCTCTGAGTAGTCTTTGATAACTACTATTCGTTCTTGCAGATCATTCTCTAAATCAAGATTAACTGTAGCTTTAGCTACTGGTGCGCCATCTTCAGCACCTTTGATTAAGATGGCTGGCTTTCCATCTGCATATACTGAGCCATAAACTACGATAGCTCCCTTGTCGTACTTCATTTGGTTATCTTCTGCGCTGATATACTTACTCATGCTACTTCCCTTTCTCTTCTAAATTTATCTGTGCATTTATCACATGCGCCAGATGGTTCATTGATTACTGCATATTTTCTACATACGGTGCAGTTACTAGACCACTCACCAGTTTCTATATTAATATCCCATCCAAACATTGCTGCTTGAGCTACCTGTGCTAATGTGTATTTCATATTAACCTCCATTTAATTCACTAAACACAACCACCGCACACAGAAGCATATGGCAAAAGCGGGAGAAACGAACTCCAACGACACACCAAGAACCTATCCGCAAAGCCAACAAACAACTGACTATTATAGTTTTAATAATAACTTTCATTCATTATACCTCTGTGTCTGTGTTTAATAAGGTGTTGATAACATTAGATAGTGGGTTGGGGAGTCTTATTAGCCGCTAATACTCCAATTAGTGCTTATTATTGTTAGTTTATGCTTCAAACTAGCAATAAAGACACACAAGCTGAATCACGAGGCTGCAACTACCGACTAAAAAATATAACTGGGAGCTAGTTACTACTAACTCCCAGTTGTGTGCTTGTTATTTGATTATGCTTCGATGTAAGCTCCAATGTTTCTCTAGGGACTTGAGCTTACGTAATTGAACTTTGATTTGATCTTTCCTTGCCTCGCAGATCCAAGGGCAGCTTAATGCGACTGTGCAATCAGTTAATGTATAGTTCTCAATTGTATGTAGCATTGGTTCAACTCCTTCATGCTAAGTTTCATGCGAAAATGGGAAGCTGGATTGCTCCAACTTCCCATTGTTTGCGGTTATACTCTGCGGAGATTTTCTCTGCGGTAGTTGCGAGTAACTGTCCCATCTTTGGGATCAGTTGTTTCCCAAGGAAGATCGCCATTCTCCCAATTCTTTCCGCAAAGCTCCAAGAGTCGCTTGTTGGCACCCTCGGCTCCCTTCTGAGTCTTATAGACTTTCGTGGATACTGCTGCGGAAGATCCGTTCTCGAAGAGTACGACGCTAACGAATCCAGTGGCGCGATTCCAAGTTGTGAGTTTCATATTGACCTCCTAGATCAAAGTTAAGTTAAGACTAAGTACACCCAACACAGAAGCATTGAGTACAGAGTTCGTACCAACGGGAACCTTCTTCTTCTTCGTTGATAAGAACACACAACACAGAAGCATATGGTAGGGACTATCCACACGCACTGATCTTCTTACCTATCGTCCGGGGGTAGTGTTAATTGTTTAACTCCCCCGCCAATTCCAAAATGGGGAGTTAGTTGTTTTACGTTGATGCTATAGTCAGATCACTCATCCCCCCAAATACAAATCAAGGGATTGTGTGCGGAATAACGCTATATATAAAGAGAGGTAGGGGAGGATTTCGGGCAACTGCGTTGCCCGTGATTTTAGTAATAGATTTGACGGATGATTGTGTTTATGATATTTAACAAGAAACACAGGGACGGAATATATAATATATAATAACTAATCGCCACTGACAAAACAATGAAAGGAAGAGTTATGGCTACTAGTTCTGAATTTTGGGAGTCGTCCAGTTACGGCCCCGGTGACTCTAATGCTACTTACGAATTTCTAAACGCTCGTTCTCCTAATAGATATCATCTAACGAGATTACTGCGTAAACGTGGTATGAGAAACTACGGAGAGATACTTAGTACACTATTAACTGATTCTTCTCCTTCTTCTACTGCTAGTGTCACTACTACACAAGTTGATCACACTGTTAATGTTAATGCGAACAACATGGGTGGAGTTAGAAGTACAACTGCTAATGAAACTATGGACTTAACTATTAATAGTGACAAAGATGACGCAAGTGCGAATACGGCTCGGGCTGTTACCGCTGCTGATGTAACTGCAATACAAACAGAAGTTATTCCTTCTGGAAGTCGTGCTAATCGTGCGCCATCTACTTATCCTACTGATGCTTCTGGAAACGGTGGCGGTGGTAAAGGGGAGACTATCTAATGCCAGAAGGTAATCCCGCAGGATATTTAGATTACGAGAGTGCTTCTGGTGTTGATCGTAAAACCATTCCTTTAGATGCTCAAGGAAATAAAACAGACCCTATGGGCCGAGCTATTGATAATTTTCTTAGGGGAATTATTCCCGGATCATTGCCTCAAGCTCCTCCACAAGTGCAAATAGGTAATGGCGCACCAACTCCAGCATTAGGAATTCAAGCTCCTAATTATGGAGACATTGAAGGTGGTGCAATGCCACAAGCAATGAATCTAACTGGTGATCCAGTTAGTATTGATGCTGGACTACTCCCTGCTGGTTCACAACAAATGCCTGTATCAGTAGATGCTGGTAATGTTGGTGGAATTCCTGCTGGTACTTCTGCAATGGGACCGGGAGAGTTTGAACCAGATGCTATTGGAGCAGATGTATTTGAAGATCCAAATTCATTTGATCCTTTTAGTGGTGTTCCTATGCCTCCTGCTGCTGCTCAACCTGTGCAGCAAGTTGTAGATAATGTTGGTAATCCAGTTTCCCCAATGACTCAGCGTAATACTGAGCCGAATATTCCAGTAACTCCTAATCAACCAGCACCTCCTACTGGATCTATATCAGATCAAAACTTCCAAAATCCTCTGGCACAATGGATTCTTCAAGCACTAAGTAATCTTAGTACAGAAGGGAAGTTTGATTATTTAAGGGATAGAACTATTTAAATGCCCTTACCTATTGGCACAGAGCCATTAGTTCTTGCTGACGGTACTAAGATAAATCCGTTAGACGGTAAGATACTAAAAGATGATATTCTCGTTGAAGTTCCCAACACTAGGGAAATTCAACGGGATATTGTCGCTGCTAGAAAAAGAATAGCAGACTTGCCCCTCCCCACAGAACAAATGAATACTCTAAGTCTTGTTATGGCTTATTCAGTATTCGGTTTATCTGATAAAGATATTAGTAGTGTACTTAGTCTTAGTGAAGACCAAGTACATAATATAAAGATGAATAATGTATATAATGAGTTGCAGAAAAATTTAGTACAATCTATCATTCATTCTGATGCAACAGAAGTCAGAGACTTATTTGTATTAAACTCTAAGACTTCTGCACAATTATTTATTGATACTGTTAATGATAAAGAGATGGGCATTGGAACACGTTTATCCGCTGCTAATAATATTCTTGATCGTGCCGGTCATCGCCCTGCTGATATCGTGGAGCATCGTCACAAAGTTGAAGGCGGGTTACGAATCGAATACGTCAAAAAAGAAGAACAAGACATCCCAACAATAGATATAACACCTGAAGGAGTTATGTAATGGCTACAGTAACAGAATTAAGTGGTAACGGTGGTGGACAAACTGGAGCAGGACCAGATAGAGAATTTAGTCGTACAAGTGTTACAGCTAGTGCTTTATATGGAACAACTGTTCCTACTTTCGTAGGACAGAAGGGAACTGACACTACTAATGATGAGGTATGGATTGCTCAACGTACTGATGTTACTAGCACAACTGCTTTGGCTAATACAGATTGGGCTAGAATTGAATAAGATTTATGCCCACATTCAGATTATTCGAAGGAAGTCTACAAGATAGATTCCAAAAGTCTCGTTCCAAAATACAATTGTATGGTGGAGGATTTGCTAATGGCAAAACCGCCAATGTTTGTATTAAAGCGATAGAGCTTGCCAAGGATTATCCCGGATGCAATGCGCTTATGGCGCGATCAACTTATCCAAAGTTAAACGATACACTTAGAAAAGAATTTCTGAAGTGGTGTCCAGAAGATTGGATTAAATCATTTCCTAAGAGTGCTAATGGATCGAACACCTGTACGCTCAAAAACGGATCGACGATCAACTTTCGATATATCGCACAGCAGGGGAAGGGTGCTAATGAAGCGACGACAAGTAACTTGT